GCTTCATTCGCAATCGAATCTTTTTCGTCCGCTCGATACAGGCCATCGCAGACATCTGCTAGCTTGTCATTTGCAGTTCCATCTTTCGATGTAAAATCAACGGTGACGCGATTGTTTCGGTACTCGTTGATAATTCGCATGACCGACAGGGCGATCTTGTTTACTTCTAGCCGGGGCTTGTTCTCGAATTGGTCTAGCAGATTGCCTTCCCATTGAGCGCCGTTGATCGAGTAGAACCGACGATCCTCTAAACATTGCAACCGCTCGTCGCGCAGAGCACTTTGTATTCTGTCGAACTCATGTAGTGCGTCTTGGTGAACATTCGCCAGACGCTGATCATTTGTCATTCGAGCCATAACAATTCCTCGTTTGTCAAGCCATTATCTACCACCGATTCGCGGTTGGCAATGGCACGAAGTCTGTGACCGCAGTAGTTGGATTAGCGCGCCTGACACCCTCGCAAGCATATCTTAACGCATCAATCACATGATTTTTCTTGTCCTCAAGTATTGGAAGCACCTGATTCGTTGCTGGATCGGTTTTGTAGCTGTACAGCATCAGCTCGTCGATGGTGTGAACGCAGCGTGGATGAACCACAATGTCGTAACTCTTCAGCCACTCAATACCTTCCTCTACGCTTTTCGGGCCTTTCACTGCGCTCATAATCTTTGGAAACCCATTTTTCTTCATGTGGCTAATTGTTTCTGGTCTTGCACTGTCAGCCACGATAGGCCACTTCTCGCTGTCAGGTATCTGCATGAACAGGTCAGGCGTGTCAGTGATCTCACACCCCACCATGTACGCCTCATAGTCAACGTAGAGCGTCCTGCCGACGATATGACACCGCACCAATACCGTGGGGTCTACAGAAAACCCCCAGTCAGCGCCAAGCCTGTGCATCGCCTCCTCGTCCGACTCGAACTCTTCAATTGTCCAGTTTCTGAACACCCGGCTCTGGCTGTTTTGCAGATAGGCGCCCTTCCAAACGTGCTGGAATTTGTCAGGATCCCGGCGCTTGTCGTACTCCATCTCGTCAGCAAGTACGTCAGGAAACCAAGGATTGTCCTCGAAATTGACCTCAATGACTGTGGACTTTGGCGGCGGGTTATCGCCACGAAGCAGCCAGTTGACCGGATCGTTCTCATTTCTGGGGTTCCAAGTAAACCAAAGTTCCGACCCGGGCTTCCGTATCGTCGGTCTGAGCAGATCTAGGGACTGCTGGCTGAGGCTTTGCGCTTCCTCGACCCAAGCCCGATCGTAGCCCTCAAGCGATTTAATTGAGTCTGCGGTGTGGTTCTGCATCCCCTGAAAGATAATCCGCCCGTTCCCGCGCTTAGATTTGATAACCGCGTCTTGGACCTCAAAGAATTCGCCGGCGTTTAGCTCTTCGATCTTGAGTTCAAGCAGCCGTTTGACAGATTGATTAAGCGACTTTTGAATTTCACGAACGCAAACAGATGACTGGTTAGGGTTCATGATATGTTCTTCGATCAGCATCTCAGCGAACATATGCGACTTGCCTGAGCCTCGACCACCAAACGCGGCCTTGTACCGGCATGGCTCGAACAGGGGCAGCGCCCACTCTGGCGTCTGAATCTCAAGAATTTTATTCTTTAATGATGACACGCTCGATCCTCTGGATTGAAACCGGAGCCTGCTCATCACCGCTCAGTTCCAGCTTGTCACCGTACTTTTTTGGCGCCATCTTGGATAATAACCACTTGCGCGTATCTACACGCAGGCGCTGCTTCTGAACCATCGCCGAGTCAACTTTGCCTTCGCCGGTCGGGATTAAATCCTCATCGGCAATTGTCATGATGTCATCCGCGATTTTGTCAATCATCGCAGCTCTCGCGTGTGCGTATTGTCCGGCTAATTCTTCGTCTTTATCCACCCAATCCAAAAAGGTTTGCCTTGCAACGCCTGCTGATTCCGCTGACTGCCTCAAGCTTTTCCCTTCACGCATCTGCGCTAGGACTTTAGAAATTTTCTGCTGTTTGTCTGTCTTCGCCATGATTACTCTCTTTGATTTTTGCTCTGTACGTTTTGACTAACCCCTTCAGGTCATCAATGGTGTACTTCACGGGAGGGTGAGGCCCCTCCAGCCATTTTACGTTATCTTCCCCAATTCGGTAAATCAACCTTGGTCGGTACTGGTCAATTGCCCCAGATTTGAAATTATTACACTGAGCGCACTGCTTGTGTACGTTTAACGGTTCGAACCTCAGCTCTGGGTGACCTCCCGCCGTTTTGTAGTGACCAGCATGAAACTGACATGGGCCTCTGGTTCCACAAGAAATGCAGGGCTGCTTGTCATCACGAAGCCGTATCCATTGGTTAAACACCTCTTGGGCCTTCTTGACCCAGTAACTTCGATCCTTGTCCCGGACCCGTTTCTTCATCTCCCGGGTTGCAGCTCGATCTTTCTTGACTCGTTCTTGTTTTGCCAGCTCTAGCGCGCAAGCCATGCTGCAAACCTTTTGCAGCGAACGAGGCGGCTCAAATGATTCTCGGCAGATTTTGCACTTTTTCATGATCAATCCCCGCAGAAACAGGGTATTGACTCGTCATCGAAGCCAAACAATGACCCTTGATCGCTGGCAATTATTTTCAACTGCTCATAACTTGGCTGATCTGCCCTAAAATATGCAGCTTTACCAACATCTTTTGACAGTGATTTTTCTTGCTCAATCCACCAGTCCGCCAGATCTGGCCTAGCCTCAATGATCGATAGCTTTTTGCTGAATCCTTTGAGAAAACACAGATCACAATTGCCCCAGTCGGTGGTTCCATTGTTATTTGGAAGGTTCAGGTCGAAATTTTGTGAAGTCCAGAACGCATAAATATCTTCCTTGGTGACGCCGTTAACGTACAAAGGCAAGTACCGTTCCTGCCCCCCGTCTACTGTGTTATGCAGCTTGACCGCTCGGCGCTCCTCGTCTGCCCTGATTCCAATCAGGCAAAGGTATGGTTTAGGAAAATTTAATTCTTCAAATAAATACTGCTGAATAGCTTTAATCTTTAAATCTTGTGTACAAAATCTAGCAACTGGGTTTGGCGCGTATCGCCTCGCCTTAATCAAAGCCTCAAACGGCTCGCCTTTTCTCGACGCAGTTTCATAACTCACAATTGCGGTTTCATAAGCGTATTTCGGTTTAATGCCTGCTGGGTTTCTGGTAATCACGCGTTCAAGCCAGACGATTGGAACACCCCAGTTGACGGAACAAGCGTGAACAAAGTCCAAAGTCTCTGGTAATTCTTTGCCAGTGTTAGCAAATGTTACAACCACATGGTCAGGCAAAACTCCGCCATGCGCTTGCAGTACACGCCAAAGCATGTAGGCAGATGTTCGACCGCCGCTAAAACTTATGACCGCTGGCTCGTCAATGTAATACGGGGTTTTCACGAGAACATCTTGTCTGTGTTAGTCAGTTGGAATCCAAGCCCCTCAAGATGCTCCCGGACCTTGTCCATGAACTGAGCAAACTGCTTCACTGACATCACGCGAGTTACCGGATAGTCACCCGGCTCCTGCATCCACTCCAATTTTTCTTCGTAGGTGTAACGATCCTTAAACAAGCGGTCATACTTTTCTCGATAACGCTCCGAACCTTTCCGCATGATTGGAACCCCAAAGTGCAATTTACAGTAAGCTCGATACTCCTCAGCAGTTTGATCACCCTGAGCCTCTGCGTCTCTGTACCACTTACCCACCAGATTATTCTGATCAAGTGATCGGTCACTTTCGTGCGGTTTTATCCACACATCCATCGCTTGGCTGAAATCAATCTGCTTCAACAGAGTCCAAAGCTTATCCTTCTCGTCAACATTGTGAATGGTTAGGTGTACTTCTTCGGCAATTAACCTGTCTGGCATTGGTAAATGTTTGATATTGTTCATGATTATACCTCAATGAAAGTGTGACGGCATCAGTTCTGGCAGATTGACCGGCGGTAATTCTTTGCTGACCTGTTCTCGGGTCCGAAAGAATCCATCGTGCTGCGGGTACTTCCGCATAAACGCTCTTGCGTAAAATGCTCGATAATTGTTGTTCAGTTTGAAACTGGTAACCCCATCGCCGCCCGCATCTTTTTCCCACCTAATGCGCTCAAAAATCGCATTAACACTGTAGTTTTTGAAACCCCGATCTATCCTCTCGAACGTAAATTTACAAAATAACTTCCAAACGTCTGGGTTCTGGCGATTGAAGTTGATCACCTGTTGACGAATTTCCTCGTGCCTATCGTCCATTGAAAAACTCCTTTAGCTGCGCTCGAATCTCGTCAGGATCTTTGCGGTGGTAACGCTCTGGCTCAATGGACTTCTCTACGCACATCTCAAAGTGGCGCCTAGTCACCTTGGTTGCCTTGCACGTTTTGCAGATTGGCAGACCTTGCACCTGATTGGTTTCAGTGACCTGCTCTCGGATTAGTTTCTTGAATTCCCCAATCGTTGGCGCGAACTTCGGGTAATGCTCGACCATATCCCGCAAGGCCAAATCAATCTTCTTCGGGTCAGTCCCCTCTAGGTGAGTCCACCAAAGCCGCTTGGTTGACGTTTCATCTTGGCCCCTCAAGAAGTTTGGATATGTCACCTTCATCATCCCAAATACCCGGTTGATCAGGTTCAGGTCGGAGTCCAATTGCCCAGTCCGTGTTTGTTGCGAGTTGTAGTGCTGTGGGTTCATGCTTTTCTTCCTTTGCTGAATAAACGGTTTTCCAAGATTGTGCGTTTGCTTCTTCAAGCATTGCAGTTGCGTTCTGACCCTCACGGACCAATTTTTCAATTCTGTTGACCAAAGTGTTGATCGCTCTTTCTGAGTTATTGCACTTGAGCTTCCGCCTTGTTCCTAAATATTCAATCCAGAGCGCCTTATCAACCCCCAGACGAGCAAGGCGAGCATCTGTCTCTGTCTCTGTCTCTGTCTCTGTCTCTGTCTCTGTCTCTGTAGGTACATTTTTTCGGAATCCTGTTACGGATTCGTTACGGTTTCGTAACGGTTTAGTTACGGAATCAGCACATGCTATAAATCCAGAGGTTTCCAGCTCGGCTACCGATTTTTTAATGACCTTTTCGTCCCTTCGCAACCGATAAGCGATCACTTTGACTTCAAGGTTAATTTCACCGCTGGTTGGGTCTTCAGCTTCACATGCCAACAGCCACAACATCGGCAAAAGAGCGCGTGATTCGGCAGACATCATTTGGAATTCGTAGTTGTCGAGCATGGAGCGGTGGAATCGAATCCACGGTGGCTTACGGTCTTTGTAGCTTTGATACTTTGACCAATTTATTATCGTAATCATTCTAATCCTCGTTGTGTATCGGACCTCTGTGGACTACAATGGACCACGTTAACCTTGCTGGATAACGCTCCGCCCATCCCCTTATGGGCATAAACTAGCCCCCGTTGTGGGGCTTTTTTATGCGCGTTCAATTTCTTCTCGATACTCAAAGTACAGCTTGCAGGGACGAAGCTGCTCATCCAGATCAACCTGTATCGCAATGTCAGGCTTTTTGATCCTTCGACGTAACTTCTGGTAGTCGATTTGCATGTCTGATGACAGCTTCTTTGGGTTTGAGTTGAAGACTTCAAAGTAATCTTTGATATCCATTTTGTTCATAGTTGTTTCCTCCGTTGGCGAACCATAACCCATCACGATGTTAAAAAAAAGCTTTTCTTTTGTCAAAATCTAATGTTAAAATCAGATTTCCAGCAATTTAAGAGGTTAACAACATGCCATTAATTTTAAACCGGCGTCATTATTTTTACGACGAAACTCAAGAGCCGTGGTATCCGCTATGGTGCCATTACGAGCAACTTTGTAACGTCAAAACAGTAATCCAAAACGACGATCAAAATGTTTGGTTCGAAGGAATAAAGGCTCGTTCAAGAGCAATTAAAGTAGCTTCAAGCGTATTGATCAAGCAGTTCCCGGAGTTCTTCCAGTGGATTGAATGGTCGCTAGACGATCTAACCGGCAACGGATTCCCAATCTGTGACGATTACATCGACTATCACTGGGGCTACTCTGGTATACCAGCAGATTTCAAATTTAAATTTGATAGCACCCAGCAGGATTTTGAAGATTTCTATGAAATTGAAGGAGCATACGCATGAAGATGAGCGAGCAAATCAACGAACTGGCAACTGCATTGGTGGTTGCCCAAGGTCTGATTCAAAACCCAACCAAGTCTGTGAAAAACGATTTTTTCAAGTCGAAGTACGCGGACCTAGCCGGTGTGATAGATGTTTGCCGACCTGCTTTCACTGAGGCAGGAATAGCCGTCATACAAGCCCCGTCAACAGACGATTCCGGAAACCTATGCGTTACCACTACCTTAGTGCATACATCCGGTCAGTGGATGTCTGAGCACATATCTATGGCGATTGATCCCAACGCCAAGAATCCCGCACAAGCTGCCGGATCTTTGATCACCTACCTTCGCCGGTATTCTCTAAGCGCATTCGCGAACGTCGCTCAGGAAGATGATGACGGCAACAGTTTGGCCGGCAATGTAAAAACGATCGATCATAAGGCTGACGATTTAAAGGCGTACAACGCTGCCTGTGACGAGCTGCGCGATTCGATAAACGCAGTTATAGAAGGCATTGACGACGGTACGCCAGAAGGTATGAAACAAGCAGCTCAAGCGTTTTTTGAACTTTCAGAAGATGAAGTTAAAAGCATTTGGCGAGCACCTACCAAGGGCGGATGCTTTACCGTTCCGCAGGTCAAAATAATCAAGTCACCAGAATTCAGAATAGCCTATTTCGGCGAGGAGAAAGAAAATGCAACAGGATAAAATTTGGGTGGATGGTCTGCGTGTGTACAAGCCCGACGAGCGAGCGCCTGACTTCGTCAAGGCCAACATTGTGATCAACAAGGCAGAGATGCTTGCATGGCTCGCAACTCAGTCTGGTGACAAGATAAAGGTGCAGATGAAGGAGGCCCGGTCTGGCAACTATTACGCTGAAGTTGACACCTACCAGCGTCAAGAAAAGCCAGCAGAGCAGTTACCAGAACAGTTGCCCGTTGATGACAACTTCGACGATGATATTCCGTTTTGATAAGGCCAAGATATGAGCAGGAAGATGACCGTCAGGCAGAGGTCAAGATCATGGAGAGGGTCGCCACGGCCCTCGAGTTTTCAGATTTCAGGAAGCTGCCTGCAAGCTACGTTTTAGATTTTGCTGCGATCAGGGGTAAAGAGATTGCTGGATTTGTTGAGGTCAAACGTCGCCGCAACAAAATGAGCCAGTACCCAGACATCTTTGTTGCGCTTCACAAGCTAAACGCGGCAAGACAGTTAAACATGATCGGAAAAAAAACAATCTTCGCTGTTGAATGGGATGACTGTACCGGGTGGCTGTTGTTAGAAAACCCATCGCACATAAGCTTTACCGGCAGGGTGGATCGTAACGATCCGGCTGACCTAGAGCCAATGGCACACTTTCCAATTGACAGAGTTAAAATTATTTAAAGTTCCACGTGAAACAGCAAGGAGCAGTTATGAAAAAAGAATCTAAACACTGGACTATCAAAGAAATTAATCGCCTGCTAACTATGTGTGAGCGTGGCGCATCAACCTCTGAGATCGCTGAGAAATTGGACCGAAACGAAAAGGCAATTTCTAACAAGATATATCGAATGCGCCAGCAGTTGAGTTATCGATCGTACCGACCTCGGAAGAATGGAGATCCAGAGCCAAGTTTCGAAAATGTCATGAACGAAAA